TATGTGCCTGTCAGGAAAAAGGAAAGCGACCTGCATTACATTAACAGGCATTTCATTTTGTTAAAAAAACAAGTCGCCTTCCCTCATTACTTACCTACTTACGCTCCTGGCGAACCGTAAATTCCGAGTGGATCACTTACCCCGAAAGAGTAACGCTCCCTGGCTTTGTATCTCACATTGCCAGTATCGAAATCACCGTCCATTGAAGTTTCCAGTGCAGTACGCTCGAAGTGTCTCAAGCCATTAGGCACATCAGTAACGATGTAGAAGGAATCCGAGTCAGTCAAATAATGATTGACCGAATAGCCTTCTGGAACGATACCCATGCTACGGATAGCATTGATGTCGTTATCCGCCGTAGCAACTCTTTGATCTGACTCAAGGAGTCGTGTGGCAATAAACATCCCAGCAGGTGGAACCAACAAACGTCTTGGTCGAGCCGCGATCAGAAGTCCACGCTCATCAGTTAGGGCTGCAATCGTTACAATCGCTGCCTCCAATGAAGTTTCATTCAAATCAGCCGCTGTCGCAGGACGATTATCGTTTGTACCGCCATCCACTCTCGGATGACCACCACCACCAGTAACACCATCACCAGACGCTGTGAACAGGTTAACCCCGTCACCAGTCTGATAAGAATTAGTGAAACCGTTGTTGAGCGGATTCGCTGCCTTTACCTGCTTGGTATACGCCATTGCGCGAGCAAGAGCTTTGGTATAACGAGCCGATAAAGAATCATATAGATTATCTTCCATCGCCTCTTCTGTTATCGCAAAACCCATTGCAATCGTTTCATGGTTGTACCTTGCAGTGTACGCTTCCTGTGCAGAATCGTAGGAAATTGCATTTCCTTCGTCCTTAACAGGAGCAGCACCAAAACCACTCAGTTTCACTTCTTCCTCGAACGAACGCTCAGATGAGGCTGTATCGTAAATAACAGCATGTTCGTCCTCGTACTTCTCATACTCCAGACCAAATAAGGCATTAAGCCCCGGCAGGAGTTCTTTAAGCATCTGCGCTCTTGAAATAGCCATGCTAGTTCTCCTTTATATGCCTGTAGTATTGGTTAGCTGATGACCCGCGTTGAAACGGAAGATACCATCAGTATAGGAATCGCCAACCGAACTAGAAGGGCCATCGTAAAAATCGACAATCCTAATCGGTAGCGTGTTAGTAGTTGCAACTGTAGAAGCATCACAAGCGTTCTTGCTTCGACCAATCGTGGTTGAACCCGCTGTTTGAATAACAGCAAAGTTTGCACCAAGACCAGTTTGAGCAATCGCTGCGTCACCCTGCATCCTGAACAATACGTCAGGATCAATCAAAACATACCCAGCAGCATCGGAAGCCGAAGTATCGGCAGGCCAAGTCTGGCTGAATGTCATTTGACTGGAATTAGGGTCAGTGTACTTACAGCCCATAAATATCCCTATAGAGGTCAGCGTGGCTGTTCCAGCGTCTTTCTCAATCGTTCCCGCTGTAACAAGCTTTACAAAATCTCCATAGAAGATAGCGGTGTCATACGCCGAGGCAATCTTGATATGAACAACTTTTCCTGAAAAGGAACCGCTGCTAGAACAAGTACCAATCGGTTCTGCACCATTTGGTGTGGCAGATGTAGCCATCTAAGTTTCTCCTAGATTCTATTAAACACAAAAGGCTAAATCTTAAAAAAAGATGTCAGCCTTTCCCAAAGGTTGTGCGCGTACTTTTCTCCGGTCTCAATAGTGGCATACGCGGATCATTTTCTCTCAAATAGTTGTTATCGACTGATTCCATCTGTTTTTGCGCCAAATCCTGAAAATGCTTGTTTCTGGCATCCATTTTTTCTTTAGGAGCCTTACACAATAATAACCCACCAACCTCAAGGTTTCCCTTGAACTGTGAGTTAATATCAGACTGGATATGTAGCTCAGGATGATCTTCTGCCTTAACGGGAGACCAACCATCTCTAAACTTCTGGGATACATTCGTGTTATCCGATTGCCCCATTGCGCTGGTTCTTACCCAACGAAATACCCAGCCATCCTGCGGATCAGGTGTTGGCAAAATTGAAGAAGGAATCCAAGAATCATTACTTTCTCGAACAAGTTCTTTGCGAGTGTCTTGAGACCTCGGAGTGCGCTCATCGGCCATTGGTCATCTCCTTAACGAGTTGGTTGGCGTATTGTGCATTGGATAACCCAAGTCGTTTAGCGAGAGCGACTTGAGTGGACGTTAACTTCACTTTGCGTGGCTTGGCCCCATTATTCCTTGCGGAAGGGGCGACCACGGACGAAGGCTGAGTAGTCGTCGAAGTCGCGGCTTGTCCATTACCGCTAGACGCATCTTTCGGTGCATCATCCGACCACCCATAATCACTAAATCTTCCCCTCATCCCGCCATCAATATATTCAAAATATTGATCCGAGTTAGGAGAAAGACCGTTGTCTTTTATGGCTTCTTCATGGAGAGCATAAGCGTAAGCTGTCATGCCCTTATGTTCTTCATCACCAAACCAGGTATTCTTTTCTCCCCATTCTTTTGCCTTTGGTTCAGGCTCTGGAACAGTAGGAGGAGCAGGCTGTTGTTGTTGGTATGCCTGTTGTTGCTGTTGATATGCCTGTTGCTGCTGCTGATAAGCAACTTGCTGTTGATATCCCTGTTGCTGCTGCTCAGTTGGCTGTGGAGGAAGGCTTCTCTCATAACGCTCTGCCTCTTTCATTTGAGACTGCGCCTCAATCATCTTCTCCTGAGAGGAGACAATATCATCTGTATTACCTTCTTCATGAGCCTTTCGGTACTCAGCCTTAGCTTTTTCTGCCGATAACTGAGCCTTCTCTTTTATCTGTGAAACTAATGCAGTCTCACCACGATTAATCAAAGACTCGTACTCTTTGTTTTTTGCCGAAAGAGCTTGGTTCTGTTGCTGAAGTTGCTGTGCTGCCTTAACCGCTTCATCTGCAAGGCGCTGTGCTTCCCTTCTTTTGAAGGTAGCTTTATCAAGACGTTTCCTGACACTAGCACTATAACTGTCTAATTCTTCATCACCAGTTGGCTCATAAGCAGCCTTATTAACAACAGGCTTATCATCAACAATCTCTAAATCAAAATCAGACTCTTCTGAAGAGACTTCTTTTTCTTTAGATTTCTTAGCAATTTGCGTCTTGACACCGAAGAACTTGTCCTCAGCTGACGTTGGTGCAGCAATAGACTCTGCCTGGTCTACGCTGGTTTCTGTTGATTCGCTCATATCTTTACAATCCCCCGTGGATCTTCGACTACAGCTTCTACGCTGTCGTCATTAATCAAGCGGAACTCTTTTCCATGAACTAGAAACCGAGTACCTGTATAAGAACGCATCACAATCCAATCCCCTTTCTTACAAAACGGGCCTGTTGGAAAACGCGAAGAATCTGAATAAACATCTGGCCCCATATCCAAAACGAACCCAACAATGCTCCCCACCTCTTCGGTGTGGATTGTTTGGCTTGCTTTAATAATTCCGCCATCTGTTTTCTCATCAGGTTCTGGTAAGGCAATTAATATCTTATAACCTTTCGGCTTCGGCATCTGACTTGCTTTGCGAGAGCTAGACTCATCAATGTTGATTTCCTCAACATTATCGTCCTTCTCGTTTACTGCTGCTAATGACTTAGCCATTAGTTTTCTCTCCTGCACTGGAAATGGGTGTCCAGAGTCACCTGCGCCACATCACGCGACGTTATGCTTGCTCAATCTTCTTTTTGAGATCAAGTAATTCTCTTTCCGCCATTGCAAGTCCTTCTATGACTCCACAACAACGAGTATATTCTGAAAAGTTCTGACAACTCCCTGTGCTGATATGATCACTCATTTCGTTAAGTAATTCTCGATACTTTTTTCTTAAAAAGTCCAGTTCATCCATCAGAGTTCTTATTTCCCATCAGGTCTTTTGCTATATCCCTGCCTAATTTAGCACCCTCAACCTGCTCTTTACTAGCAATTCTTTTAGTTTCAAGCTGATCCCTGCTATTGTCAGCTGCAATTCTTGCTCCTAACTTAGCGGTTTCTATCCTTTCCTGA